ATTGGTAGCCGCACGGGTGATTTTATTTATCGAAGCAGCGCGGCTAAAGTAAGCGGTGGGACATCGGCCTCGTATGGAGCAACATTTACTTCCGGCGATGTTATTGGCGTTGCATGGAATAGCGATGATGGCGAAATAACATTTTTTAAAAACAACTCAACGCAGGGAGTTGCATACAGCAGTATCTCACAAGAAGTGGGGAAATATGTTCCGGCTGACTCTCAAGCTCAGACGGGCGTTACTGCTTTTAATTTTGGCCAACTCGATTTTACCTACACCCCGCCCACCGGCTTTAAGGCACTCAACACCGCGAACCTCCCCGCATCTACAATTGCTGATGGCACGGCCAACTTCCAGACGACACTATATACAGGCAACGGCACAGCTATTGGCTCGGGAGGTCTGGCGGTATCTCAGAGCGGTAACAGCACATTCCAGCCTGACTTTGTTTGGATTAAAGAACGGAGTGGAGCAGCCGATCACGCTTTATATGATATTGTTCGTGGCACTACGAAAGACCTCGCCTCCAATAATGATAGTACAGAAACAACTGAAACTGAGGGTTTAACAACATTTGGATCGGCTGGATTTACTGTTGGTAATCTTGCCAAGGTAAACACCAGCAGCGATACTTATGTTGCATGGCAGTGGAAGGCCAACGGCAGCGGCAGCAGCAACGAAGACGGCAGCATTAACACCACTGCAACCTCCGTGAACACCACGGCTGGTTTTAGTATGTCCACCTATACCGGCACAGGCTCAAACGCCACAGTCGGGCATGGGCTTGGTGTTACGCCCAGCGTAGTATTGATTATGCCTCGTAGTAACGGCGACCACAAAATAATTTCAAACTGGGAGGACGGTGTTACAGCGTTCACCGAAAAGTTGCTCTTGGATACTACTCAGGCCGCAGATTCTACAGGCACCACCCAGATTATCGGCGGGTCTTCCACTACGTTCTCACTCGGCACTGACACTAATGTCAACGGAAGTTCAAGAACCTACGTTGGCTACTGCTGGGCCGAAGTCGAAGGCTTCAGCAAAATGGGGACATACACCGGCAACGGTTCGGCAGATGGCTCCTTTATTTATACGGGGTTCAGACCTGCTTGGGTTATGACAAAAAAGAGTAATTCGACTGGAAATTGGTATATGAATGATTCAGCAAGGTCACCTGCGAATCCAACAAGTTCCTTTGGTGCCAACTTATATGCAGACTTAGCAAATGCTGAAAGTGGTAGTGGTATGGATATACTTAGCAATGGTTTTAAAATCCGTAACACTGATGCTTCACAAAATACTAGTGGCGGTACGTACATATACATGGCATTTGCCGAACACCCCTTTGGAGGCAATAGTGTCGCCCCTGCCACGGCTCGTTAGGAGAAGATAATGTGGAAATACTCCGGCAGAACTATCAGAGAACACAAAGCGTGGACCGACGATAATGGGATTACGCACCCTCGGAACTGGCACATCTGGTCGCCCAGTGACAAGGCGGCTGCTGGTCTAACCGAGGTAACACCGGAGACGCCACCGGACTCGCGTCTCTACACATGGGGCTATCAGGCCGGTGGCGTGAAGATCTCCAAAACAGCCAAAAGCATGACGGATGTCAACGAGGTTGATGGCGACGGCAATCAGTCTGTTAAATTAGGGGTAAAGTCTGAGCTAAAGGCAGAAGTTAAAAAACAGCAGGGTTCATTGCTTGCACAGACCGATTGGGCTGTCGTTCGAAAGGCTGACAAGGGAACGGCTATTCCTAGCAACATCCAAACTTGGCGCGATGCAATCCGCGCTAAAGCCGCCGCGATGGAGAGTGCCATTGACGGCGCGGCTGATACCGATGCCGTAGCCGCGCTGTTTCTGTCTTGGGATGCAGAAGGAAACGAATTCGGTATTCTTTATAATTGGCCTGTGTTGGAAAGCTAGAAGTTCGATGACCCTGACAAAGCTTCAATTTGAGCCCGGAATAAACACAGAAACCACCGCCTATTCTAACGAAGGCGGCTGGAACGACTGTGACAAGGTTCGATTTCGTTTTGGGTATCCAGAAAAAATTGGTGGTTGGGAAAAATACGTTAATTCTACTCTTGAGGGCACTCCAAGATCGCTTCACGCGTGGCGCACGCTTAACAATAGTGAGCTTATGGGCATTGGCACTAACAAGAAATTTTATGTGGAAGAAGGCGGAGCTTATTACGACGTAACGCCTCTTCGAACCACTACTACAAACGCAACTACTTTTGCGGCTAGCAATGGCTCCTCTACAGTTACCGTAACGGACAACGGTCACGGCGCTATTGTAGGAGATTTTGTTACTTTTACTGGCGCGGCAACTCTTGGCGGAACAGTAACAGCAACCGTTCTTAATAAAGAGTACGAGATTCAAACGGTTCCGACATCTAACACCTACACAATTACAGTAGCGGTTACAGCAAATAGCTCAGACTCCGGTAATGGAGGGGGTTCGGTAACCTCGGCGTATCAGATCAATATCGGTATCGATAGCGTTGTTCAAGGCAACGGTTGGGGCGCAGGAACGTGGGGTCGCGGAACGTGGGGATCGGCAGCTACGACGGTGGCGGGCGGCGGATCTATTCGTATCTGGAAGCAAGATAATTTTGGCGAAGACCTTGTCTTTAATATCCGGGATGGCAGCGTTTATTACTGGGACTTTAGCTCTGGTCTTTCGGCCCGTGCGGTAACTCTTTCCAGCTTGGGGTCTTCCGCACCGACGGTGGCGCGTCAGGTTCTGGTCTCTGACCGCGACCGTCACGTTATTGCCTTCGGGTGTAATGCCGAGGGAAGCTCCACGCAGGACAAACTTTTGGTCCGATTTAGCGACCAAGAGAACGCGACGACTTGGACAGCAACAGCAGAAAATACGGCGGGTGATCTGGTTGTTGGTAACGGCTCTGAAATTGTTCAGGCGGTTGAGACGCGCCGCGAAATTGTAATTATCACCGACGCGTCAGTGCACTCGATGCAGTTTATTGGTGCACCCTTTACGTTTGGTCTTAACCAAATAAGCGCTAATACTACAATTATGGGCCCTAACGCAGCGGTAGCCGTTGGAGACGCGGTGTTCTGGATGGGTCGTGACCGGTTTTATTTGTACGATGGTCAGGTTAAAGCGTTGCCGTGCACGGTTCGCGACACGGTGTTTAAAGACTTTAATAATTCGCAAGGCGAAAAGGTGTTTGCGGCAATAAACACATCTTTTGGAGAGGTTACGTGGTTTTATCCGTCTTCAAACTCTAGCAATAACGACAAGTACGTTACTTTCAATTATGAGCAGAACATTTGGTACTTTGGTTCTTTGGGCCGTAGTTGCTGGCTGGACAGAGGGTTAAAAGAATTTCCCGTCGCAGGTTCCAGCAACCTATACCTGTACAACCATGAAATAGGTGCGGACGACGACGGGTCGGCTTTTACTGCATATATAGAGTCTAGTCCGGTGGACATTGGAGAAGGGGACAAATTTTTGTTTGCCCGACGCCTAATACCCGACATCAGCTTTGCTAATTCCACGGATCAAGCACTTCAGCAAGCTACTTTTACTATAAAAACAGAGCGGTTTCCCGGCACCGGTTACACAACCTCTACTGCTACGACGGTGGGTCAATCTGCAACGCAGAATAACATTCGGGCACGAGGACGCTCTTTTGGGCTCCGCGTCGAGAGCGATGGACTGGGTGTCGCGTGGCGATTAGGATCGCCGCGGCTTGATGTCCGACCGGATGGAGCAAGATAATGCCCCGCGGTCTTGTCCCACCTCGCTTTGCGGTCCCCCCGGAAACGTATAACAGCACCTATTTTGATGACATGGTGCGTTTGCTTTCGACGTATATTTTCCAAATGCAGCAGCCGGGCGAGATGCGAGCTACTGTTGGCACATTTACGGCACTTTCCACCAATGACGTAGGCTTAGAGCAGGGGGCCCTGTTTGAAGTTGATGGTTTTGTTAAGATTTCTAGGCTTTCTAACCCGCATGTAGCGGGATCCAGCGGCGCAAGCGCGGTGGGTTCTGTTACGGTATTGACCCCATAGGTGCTTTAAATGTCTGATTCTAATGTAATTGTGATGGGTGACGGCTCTCGTTGGAGCCCATCTACGTCTCGTGAGGCGGTAAAATGCGCTTTTTGTGGTAACTTAGTAGATACGCCGGAGGAAATTCTCAGCTATCCTAGCGGGAATTGTCCGTCTTGCGGTAAGGCGTGGACTGGCAGCGAAGAAAAAAGTATATTTATACAAGTAACAGTGCCTGAAGCTTTAGGCGGCGGAGCAGGATAATGGCGTTACCAGCAAAGAAAGAACCAGAAGAGGTAATTATCCCCGACGGGGGTATTGCCGACTTCATCATTTCGGATGAAGATTTTGAGGAGCTTGCTCGTCAGGAGGCCAGCAAGACCTACGGCGCTGCCGGTATTGCAGAGTTTCAGGAGCAGGCTTCCCGCATGGCCAAGTATGGCCGCGGCGGAGACCAGTTTGTAGCCCATTTGGCTCCGGGCGAGATTATTGTTCCTGCTCCTCTTATTGAAAACAACCCGGAACTGCGCGACTCTATTTTTGGGCACCTGCGCGAGATGGGCATTGAAAACCCGGAGCAGTATGTTGTTGGCGCTTCGGCTAACTCCATCAACCCGGAAACGGGCCTTATGGAGTTTGGTTTTCTTTCTAGTATTTTTAAGGGCGTCAAAAAGGTTGTCAAAGGGGTCGGCAAGGTTCTCAAGAAGGCCGCTCCGATTATTCTGCCGATCATTGGTACGGCGGTTCTTGGTCCGGTTTGGGGCGCGGCGCTTGGTTCGGGTATTGCCACCTTGATTAACGGCGGTAGTCTAAAAGACGCTGCTATCAGTGCTGCAATTTCTGGGGGCACGGGCGCAGTAGCCTCGGGCTTTGGCGGGCCCGGTAATTTCGGTCAAAACGTATCGCAGGCTATGGACGCCGGAAGCTACCTGAACACGGTAGGTTCCCGCCTAGGCTCCACAATTGATAGCGGAGAGTTCTTCAGCGAAGGGTCTGTCTTCGGTCGTCCGGGTGCGCCGACCGCGACAGCACCGGACGCCTCCGTGACCGCCGCGACGCGGCCCGGTGTGGACGTGGCTTCCGCGGACTTGAATTATATGCCGGACGTAAGCAATGTCCCGGCAGCCGGTCCGTCACCGAGCTCTGAAACAATGCGAGCACTTCAAAGCGGACGAGCAAACGCAGCAGCCACCACGGTTTCTCCTTATGACACTTCGGTTGCGGTTCCCAGAGTCAAGCCGCCTGTGCCTACACCCGTATTTGATACACCGGTGTACGGTTACGATCCTACCTTTACCCCGGCTCCGGCGGCTGCGGCTTCGACCGCGACGCCGACGACCATCGCGGGAGATGTCGGGCCTTATGGCGGAATAGATTACAGCTACATGGACGCGGGCTACCAGACCACCGCGGCCCCCGAGCGGTCCTTCTTCCAGCAAGCCGGTGATTATGCGGATACTGCCGGTGATTACCTGTTCCGCGGCGGGCAAAGTAAGGTCGACATCGCGCAGGCGGGAGAAACGGCACGCCTTGCTGCCACAAAAGCAAGTCTAAATAGCAGCGCGGCAGCGGGAATAACCGGCTCCGCGGCAGAGGCGGCTGCCATCAAAGCCGGTGAAGTTGCTGCCGCAGCAGCGCAGCCGGGCCTTATAACAAGATTTGGCCCCACCGCAGCCCTTACCGGGGCGGGCCTTTTGGCGGGCGGCTTGCTCGACACCCCGGTTCCAACGGAAGAAGAACTTTCTCCTCTTGGCCTGAAAAGAGGACCGACCGGAGCAGACCTTCTAGCCGCGGACGTGGCAGCAGGCGGCACGCAGTACACGCTTCCGACCGCGGCCATCACGCCAACTTCTGCTACGGGCCCGACCACGGTCGCCAGCGCTTACGGGCTTCCGGAATCCCCGCAAGTTGCAAGTCTTCAGGAATATCTGGCCCGCCAGCGTGAACGCCTACAAAACCCCTTTGGTCCAATGCGTGCGGCAGAAGGCGGAGAAGTTTACCCGCGCCGAAATGGCGGCATCATGCCTTACGAAGGCACTCCGAACGAAGACAGCGTTCGTGCCCTACTAATGCCGGGCGAATTTGTAATGACCACGAATGCCGTCAAGGGCGCGGGTAACGGTAATCTAAATAACGGTATCGACAACATGTATGGTATCATGCGTGGCCTTGAGCGGCGCGGAAGGGCTATGTCGTAATGGCTGAAACACAAGAAATAATCCAACGGGAAGCTCCGGAAATTGAAGCCTTAAAGTTGGGGCTTCTACAGTCTGCCAAAGATCTGGCCGATCAGCCTATCACCCTGCCGAACCAGCAGGTTGCAACGCCTTCGGGTCTTCAGGAAGCTGCTTTTGGTCTTAGCGAAGCCGGTATCGGTGCATATCGTCCGTTTTTGGAAGAAGCTGGCATTACAATGGGCGAGGGCTATGCCCCGATCACGGGTGCTCAACAGCAAGCCATTGATTATATTCAGCCCGGCGTAGCCACGGGGCAAAGCATGTTGGCCGAGGGCGCTGGTCCGATTACCGGGGAAATGATTCAGGGTTACATGAACCCCTACCAGCAGGCGGTTCAAGACGAAATCAACCGGGCCTACAACATTCAGGCGGCGCAGAGCGGCCTGCAAGCCGCGGGCGCGGGTGCGTTTGGCGGGGGCCGTGCGGCCATTTCCGAGGCCGAAATCAACCGTAATCGAGCTTCGTCCCTTGCACAGGCGCAGGCGCAGAACTTTCTTCAAGCCCAGCAGGCGGCACAGAACCAACAGCTTCGTCAGCAACAGGCCGGTCAGCAGATCGGGTCTCTTGGTTTGCTGGCGGGTCAGCAGGTTGGGACTTTAGGACTTCAGACTGGCGAGGCGCTTGGAACGCTCGGCCTGCGACAGTCCGCCCTCGGCGAAACGCTCTCCGAGCGTCTTCTGCGCGAGCAGCAGGGCGTCTTCGAAATGGGTGCGCGTCAGCAGGCCCAGCAGCAAGCCGAGCTCGAAGCGCAGCGTCAGGGCGAACTTGCTCAGTTGTACGAACCTTATCAGCGCGTTTCATTCTTGTCGGACATTTATAAAGGCGCTCCTTCTACTCAACAAACTATCTCGGCGGCAGCTTCTCCGTCGGTGTCTCCGGCCCAGCAGTTCTTGGGTCTTGGCATCGCGGGTCTCGGCGCGGCGGCGGGTGCAGCTAAATCAGGATTATTCGGATGATGAACCGCGGCATAATGAATCGACAGATGTTTCGTAACGGTGGGGCCGCGTTCCCTGACCTGAGTGGCGACGGCAAGGTCACTCAGAAGGATATCCTGATGGGTCGGGGCGTTAAGATGCAGCAGGGTGGTAACCCTGCGCTGGA